GTTATCGCAGAGGCATACGACATCCTCAGATCTAGCGCTGTGGGCAATCCAGGAAGCGAAACGCAGAATTGAAGCGCGGCGCGGTCTTGAAGACTATGCCGCCCGCCATCTGTGGATAGAAGACAAGCGCAAGCAAAAGCGCCGCTTCATACTCAACGCGGCGCAACGCGATTACCTTAACAATCGAACACCGCACGACCTTATCCTAAAGGCGCGCCAGTTGGGATTTAGCACTCTCATTCAAGGCGACTTTATGCGGCATGTCGTGAATGGGGCAGCTGGCACGATGACCCTGGCTCACGACAGCGACAGTACGGCCCGTATGCGCAGAATGGCGGATTACTTCTATGAGAATCTGCCAACCCCGCCCGCGCGCAAGTATGCAAACGCCAGTATCACGACATATCCGCAGACAAGCAGTGAGGCGGCTATCGGGACGGCTGGCAGTCTGAATACCGGGCGCGGCTTCACCCTCACGCATATGCACGGCAGTGAGGTGGCATTCTGGCCGGACGCCGAGCGGATCATCGCCGGAGCAATGCAGGCGGGTAACCCTGCCGTCGCGCTAGAAAGCACGGCCAACGGGGCGCAAGGGTACTTTTACAATCTGTGTATGGAAGCGCTTGACGGTAACTCGCAATGGAGGTTGCACTTCTATCCGTGGTGGTGGGACATCGAATATAAGGTTCCACTCAAAGCCGATGAAGAGTTAGAATACGGCCCGGAGGAAGCCGAGTTAATTAACCGGCATGGGCTAACTGCGGAACAAGTCAAATGGCGGCGGGTCAAGCAGGGGGAACTCAAGGGCTTCTTTTTGCAAGAATACCCGGAAGATCCGGTCACGTGCTTCCTGCTATCGGGTGAGGGCTACTTTGGCGACATATCGAGCGTCAAGAAGGTAACGCCTGGAAGCATGGCCCCGGACCCGGCGCATGTATACTATGCCGGGCTTGACTTTGCGCAAACGGTTGACTGGCTGGCGCTGAGTATCATAGACCAGACGGCTGGGTGTGAAGTAGAGTTGCTGAGATTGCAGCGCCAACCCTGGAAGGAAATGAGACGGCAGGTTATCGGACGTCTTAAACATTGGAACGTGCGTACCCTGGCCCCTGAGACTAACAGCATGGGCGGCACGAATATCGAGGCCCTGCGGGATGAGATGGCGGCGGCGGGATGCAGGACGTACATTCAGCCGTTCATGACGAATAACCAGACGAAGGCCCAGGTCATGGGCAATCTGCATGAGGGGCTTCACTCCGGGGCGCTGGCCGTCCTGGATGACCCGGTGAGGCTGAAAGAGTTGCGCGTATTCAAATCGTCGCAGACGGCCACCGGCCTATGGCAACTGAGCGCGCCGGATGGTGAGCATGATGACACTGTGATAGGATTAGCGCTGGCGTGGCAAGAGGCGAGCGACCCCACGCCGCGAGGCAGTCAGTTGATAGCGTTTGCGTAGGAGTAGACATGTCAGATAAACCCGTGCTGCTTGGTTGTCCGGTGCGCATTGTCGAGAGTAACATAGTTCCCTGACGAGGTTATTATCCTGGGGCATCCTGCCGAAACCTTGCCGCTTGAGGTATCCATCAACCCGGACGGCGTAAGCCTTACTGCGCGCGTCAAGATACCGAGCGGCAAGTTCGTTGCCAAGCATCTGATACGCATTGCTGCACGCCTGCTTGGTTGTGGCATCATCATTGAGGATTAGTCTATGCCGTATCATCTGATGACCAAAGACGGAAAAACCTGTGTCGCTAAAGAGGGTGAGGACATGCCCATTCCTGGCGGTTGCCATGATACCGAAGAGGAAGCCCGCAAGCACATGGCGGCGCTCTATGCGAATGAACCGGATGCCAGCAAGACACAGGGCGGCGACGGCGTTACCGAGCGCATCATCGTGAATTATGCCGTCAAGGCGGTAGGCGATTGGGAACTCGACGTGTTGGCCGTTCCGTTCGTTGGCAAGGACAGCGACGGCCAGTGGTTCGACGCTAACACAGATCTCATGCTATCCCACTTCCCCACCCCGCCAGCCGTTTACTATCACAGCATTAAAGAAGGAACGCGCCAGTTTGCAGACAAGCCGGACGTAATCGGCACAGTGGCCCGCACGGAGAAGCGCCTCGACGGCGTTTGGGCGCGGGTCATGCTGAACAAGGCCAGCGAACACGCAAAGCGCGTATGGGAGGCAGCCAAGCAGGGCATGGCGGTTGCTTCCAGCGGGACCATCAAGCACCTGGCGCGGCTTGAGGTTGGCGGACAGATGGTCCCTTACGACAAGGGCACGCCCGGCAGGATAGCGGTGTGGCCCTTTGGCGAGTTGTCCCTGTGGGATACCGGGCCGGGGATGGCGCGGCAGGCTCACCCTTACGCGGTGGCTACCCCGGCATTCAAAGCAGTGTACGAACAGGCGGGGATTACCCTGCCTGATATTGACCTCGAAACGGACGGCGAACAGGCGAACGCGACAGGCGACGTAACGCAAAGCGCGGGCGCAAAGCACAGCGGAGAGGATGTTAAACGGTTGCAGGCGCGCGCGAGACGCGCCCTGCTCAACACAGACGAGGATTAAATAATGGACCTCAAGAAAAGACTGGCCCTGCTGCGCAAGCGGATTACTGAGCTTGCCGTCAAGGCCGACCTGACAGAAGACGAAGGAAAAGAGTTGGCTAAGGCCGTTGCTGATGCCGAGGCGCTCAAGGCGCAGATTTCCGCGCTAGAACTGACTGAGGCTGAATTGGCCGAGGAAGAGAAGAAGGCCAAAGAGGCCGAGGATAAGCGGGTCGCCGATGCGGTTGAGGCCGCTAAGGCCGAGTGGCAGAAGGAAGCCGCGAAAGCGCGCCGCCTGCCGTTTACCCAGTCCGATGCCCCGGCTGTGGGCAAGTTCGGGTTCGAGCGCAAATTCAGCAATCACAGCGCCGCCGATGTGGCGTTTCTGATTGAAACCCTCAAGAGCGCGGGACAGCGCCCCAGCGAAGATGCTTATCGCGCCCTGGCCGTCAAGCTGGGTGACGACAAGGCCGAGTACGCCAGCGTTGCCCGCGAGGCGATGAAGTTCTCCGGGCTGCCGTTCGATGGCGCAGCCGTCAAGGCCGACGAAATCAACTACTCCACCCTCGCCAGTTATGGCGATGAGTGGGTCGTGACGGCCAACAGCTCGTCACTGTGGGAGCAGGTTCGTATGGAGACGGGCGTCGTTAATCGTATCCCGTCCATCGAAGTTCCGCAGGGCGCAGAGGCCATCAAGATCCCGCTGGAAAGCACCGACCCGGTGTTTTACAAGGCGGCCCAGGCGACCGGAGATGAGACGACCGGCGGGCTTTCTATCCCCCTGCCGACAGCGACCAGCTCAAGGCTGGGCACGGCCAATAACACCCTGACAGTAGGGCAGATGGGCGCGCGCGTTCGCTACACCGGCGCACTGGAAGAGGACAGCATTGTCCCCTTCGTGCCCCAGCTTCGGGCACAGCTTGTCAAGGTTGGCGCGGAGTATCTTGACCACGTGGTCATCGACGGAGACACCGCTACGACCGCCAGCACGAACATCAACGACATCGGCGGCACGCCTGCCGGGACTGAGGCTTACCTGCTGGTGAGCGGCTTCCGCGACGTGGCCCTGGCGACTTCTGGGCGCAACCGCAGCGGCGGCAATGTGGACGAGGACGACTTTATCGAGACGATGAAGCTGCTGGGCGCGGCAGGTATCGGTAGCGACCCACGCCAGTGTGCGTTTATCGTTGACCCGAACACCCACTTCACACTGCTGAAGAATATCACCGCGCTCAAGACGGCGGATGTCTATCCTGGAAATCCGACCATTCAGAGCGGCGTCATCAATCAGCTTTGGGGCTACCCGGTCGTGCGGTCGTATGGTATGGGATACGTGCATCGCTACAGCCCGCATACCATGACCGGATACGAGCACAAGTTCAACACGGCAGGCAAGGTTGACCAGGACACGGCATCGAACAACACCACCGGCGCGATTGTGCTGGTGCGGTTCGACCGCTGGTACTTCGGCTGGAAGCGGCGCATGACGATGGAGGCCGTTCGTCATCCTGAATGGGACGGCACGGAAATCACCTCCTGGCTGCGCTTCGGCCTGCTGAACCGGGATACCGTCAACGCGGCGGCCATCACCTATAACGTAACCCTGGCCTAGTCGGCGGGGATGGCATAAGGGGCGGGTATCGATAGCTATCGAAAACCGCCCTCCTGAAACATGGGAGAGACAAAACCATGAGCAAATTGTATAACCTCAAGCAAGGCTCGGCCCAGCTTAACCAGATGGCCGACGATGGCCTGTGGAGCGGACTGACTAACGGGCGCGCCTTTTTCGTGGACCCAGCAAATGGCAACAACGCCAACAGCGGGACAAGCCCGGATCAAGCCGTCGCCAGCATAGCGACCGCGCACGGGTTATGTACCGCCGATCAAAACGATGTGGTGTTTTTCATCGGCGGCGCGACGGGTAATGCCTTGACGGCTGCCCTCGATTGGAGCAAGGACTATACTCACCTGATCGGCCTGTCTGGCGACCTGCCGGGCATGGGCCAGCGCTGCCGCGTGACCGGATCGACCACCGCCGATCTGGCGCAGCTCGTCACATTCAGCGGTGACGGCTGTATCGTCAAGAACATTCAGTTCTTCAATGGTACGGACGTAGGCACGGCGGCGGGCGCGGTCATCGTCAGCGGCGCGCGAAACTACTTCGAGAACTGCTTCTTCGCGGGCATGGGGCACGCCACGAATGCGGCGGTCGCGACCAGCTACAGTCTGACCCTGAGCGGGTCGGAAAACTACTTCCACAAGTGTACGGTTGGCTTGGATACTATCGTTAGGGCGGCTGCTAATTCGGAATTGATTGTTTCGGGCATTCGCAATAGCTTTGACGATTGTCTGTTCCTGTCCAACAGCGTTACGGCGGGCAAGTTCCTGGTAAAAATTGACAACAGTGGCGGTGACTTGCGCTATACGCGCTTTAAGGATTGCATCTTCCACAACTTTACCGAGAACTGGGCGAATGGCATTGATAATGTCTTCGATATGCCCGCCAGCGGGAGCACACACTACGTGATCCTCCAGGGTAACTGTATGCTGGTGGGTGTCAACTCTGGCTGGGCCGATACAGTAACCCGGCTGTATCACATGCTGGCCGCGCCTGCGTCGGGCGGCGGCGTGGGTATCGCAGTCAACACCTAGCATCAAGGGCATGGGGCGGGCTAACCCCCGCCCCGGAGGGACTTATGGGCCTGAAAGAATACAGGTTCGACATCACAACGGATGGCAGTGGCGACTACAGCGAAACGCTGAACCGCGCGGCTTATGGCGAGTTGTACGCCGTCAAGCTGAAGATCGGCACGGTTGACGCGGGCAACACAACTACCCTGTCATACACACGCGCGCCCGACGCGGCAGATGTCACGCTGTTGACGCTGACAAACCCGGCGGCAGACGCCATCTACTACCCGCGCGAGCAGGTGCACGGCACGACCAAGACGGGCCTCACCCTGGACGGCACTCAGATTGCATTCGATGAGCCAGTAGTCGCCGGGGCATTGAAGTTGGTAGTTGCGGCTGGTGGGGATACGGCCTCCGGCGTGCTGCATGTGTATGTCGAGGAAGGCTACTAATGCTTAAAGAACTGCGGTTTGATCTCGCTACGGGCGCGGGCACGACAGACACCGAGACTGCCTCCTATGGCGTGCTTGGGAAGCTATGCGCGGTGAAGCTGGCAATCGGGACGCTGGCGGCCACCTCAGACATCACGATTACCGTCACAAAGACGCCCGATGCTGTGGATTATACGCTAGTCACGTTGACGGACATCTCGGCCAGCGGCGTGTACTACCCCCGCCACCAGGTGCACAGCAATGCGGGTGCAGCGCTGACGCTGGACGGCACGCGCATTGCCTTTGACGAGCCGCTGGTATGTGGGTTCATCAAAGTGGCACTGGCCCAGGGCGGCACGGGAAAAGTCGGGACGGTTCATTGCTACGTAGAGTGTTAGGATAGCGCCATGCGCTTCATCGATAGACTGGCGTTTGTGCTGGGGGCTAATGTACGTCTGGAAGAAGCCAAAGCGGCAACGGCGGAATATCCGCGCTGGGCGCTGGAGGGTGTTGGGCCATACACCCAGTTGCCCGAACTGCACACCGTCAAGAATCAACTTGAACTCATGCAGCGGCTTTCCTGGGTATACAACGCGGTGACTATTACGTCACAGACTGAGGCCGGGACGCCGCTGAGCATCAAGAAACGAATGGGCGAAGACCAGGAAGACATCAAGAACCATCCGTTCGAGCTGCTGTTGGAAAAGCCCAACCCGATGCAAAGCCGGTTCGAATTCCTCGAAGCGTGGTTCGCTTATAGACGGCTGGCAGGCAACGCTTATGTATGGCTGAACCGGACGAGCGAGAATGAGCCGCCGTCAGAGATGTGGTTAATACCGCCTAATCGTATCCGGCCCGTGCCCGATGGCAAGATGTTCCTGCGGGGCTATCTCTATACCCCGGAAGACATGGGGCGCGAGATCCCCATCGAAACGTGGGAGATATGCCATACGAAGCGCTGGCACCCAACGAATATGTATGTCGGCCTGTCGCCTATCGAGGCGCTGGCAAATGGCGTGACCGCCGACATCAAAATGCAGGAGTGGAACAAAAACTACTTCGCAAAGGACAATGCGAAGATGCCCGGCGCACTAGCCTTTAAGGACATGATAAACGACCCGGATTGGAAGGCGCTGCAAGAGGAAGTCGCGCGCGAGTATGGCGGGACCAAACGGCGGGTGATGCTACTGCGGGGCGCGGGCGATAGCGTGAGCTGGCTTCCGTTTTCTATGTCCCAGAAGGATATGGAGTTCCTGGCCGGACGGAACTTTAACAAAGAGGAAATCTATGCGGCATTCGCGCCCGGCCTGGCCTCGGTGCTGGCGATTAACGCGACTGAGGCCAACAGTGTTGCGGGCAAGGGCACATTCCTGTCGATGACCGTTTGGCCGGACCACCAGGCCATTGCCGAGAAGATTACCAACGACATTTTGCCCGCCTATGGCCCTAACCTGCGGGCTGAATTTGACGACGTGCGGATCACCGACAGGGCGCTTGAGTTACAGGAACAATCGGCATTCGGGCTGGTGCACACGGTTGACGAAGTACGGAAAGAGTATTACCAGTCCGATCCGCTGGGAGACGACCGGGGCGGCCTGCTTGTGCCAGAAGTGGGCAAAGGCTTAACGAAAGCCGATGAACCAGCCGAGCCTCAGCCCAATCCATTCCAGCCAGCGCTACCATCGGGCGAGAAGCCGGACGACGAGGAACAGAAGCCGGAGGAAGAGAAGTCGCCCAAAGACGTGACCCCTCCCGATGAGCCGATGAAGTCGGAACTCAAGGCGTGGGAGCGGTTCGCAGTCAAGCGGGTGAAGGACGGCAAGGCGCTCCGCGAATTCGAGAGTGATGATATTCCCGACGCACTCAAGGGGGCTATCGAAGGCGCGTTGGTGGCCGCAAAGACGGCGGATGACGTGCGGGGGATCTTCCGGGATGCGCTGACCTGGAAGGCTTACCCGTAATGGCGCGCTTCAAGAAGCGTTTGGACTATGAAGCAGAACTTGCGCACCGCCTCGGCAAGGTAAGCCGCGAGGCATACAACGAATTGATTGAGGCGCTGGGCGCAGAACCCGACATGGCGAAACTGACACCTGAGTTCTGGGGGAAATTGGCGGGAACCTATCAGGCGGCGGCGCAAGTGGTATTCGAGAGCGTCATCCTGGAATACCTGACCCAGCGAATGAAAGAACAGGCCATCGCACTCGATTGGGGCGTGATTAACAAGCGGGCGGCTGAGTGGGCTAGAAATTACAGCTTTGAACTGGTGAAGGGGATTAATGACAACACCCGCGCCGCGCTCCAGCAGAAGATAGCAGGGTTCTACGAGGACAAGCGGACACTGGCGGAACTCAAGGAAAGCATCAATGAATTGTTTGGACCGGTGCGAGCAGAAAGCATCTCCATTACCGAATTAACAAGAGCGGTGAGCGGCGGAGAGGATATATTTGAAAGCGAGCTAAATGCGCTGGGGCTTGAGACAGATTCGGAATGGGAGACATCAAAGGATGAAAAGGTTTGTCCTATCTGTGGGGGGTTTTCGGGGACAAGGCGCAGTGAGGGAAAGTGGCGCATGGGTCCACCGGACGATAGCCACCCGCGCTGTCGGTGCAACAAGCAAACGATAGTAGTGAGCAAGGAGGCAGCTTAATGGCAGTCGCGATTGACGGCATGGATAGGCTACAGCGCAAGCTCAACCGCCTGGCAAGCGGGCAGGCTTACCGTGAGGGAGTGGCAGAGGCAGCCGCTCACGTCAAATCACGGGCCGCCGTCTATCCGCCAGTACGCCGCCAGCCCCAGCCGTTTAAGACGGACAGGCAGCGCCGCTTCTTCTTTGCGGCGCTGCGGAGCGGCGAGATCACAGTACCCTACGCGCGCAAGGGCGCTGGGGGGGGGCTGGCTGGGGGCTGGACGGTGATATTCACCAGCGGCGGGATGGGCGCTGTGGTTGCGAACGCCGTTAGTTATGGGCCTTACGTGATGGGCACGCAAAGCCAGGCGCAGTATCACGCGGGCAATTGGAAGACTGAACAAGGCATCGCCCAGGAAGCCGAATCGGACGTACTGGACATCATCGTCAAACACACGAGGTTGGAGTTGGAGCGGAAATGAGTATCACGAACGGGTACGCAACATACGATGCCTTCAAGTACAGGCAGTTGACCGTGCAAGCGGGCGGGGGTTACGCAGCGGATACCACGCGAGATGCTGTCATGCACAAGATGATTGAAGCCGCCTCACGCTGGATTGATGCGCAGTGCTTCCGCAAGTTCTATACCACTACGGAGACGCGGTACTACACGGCCCGGTATGCCGATTGGCTGAAAGTTGACGACCTTGTGAGCGTGACCAGCATCAAAACGGACGACGGCAGCAGTCGCACCTATCCGACAACGTGGTCGGCAACCGATTACGACTTGGAACCGTTCGATGCGCGCAACCTGACGCCAGCGCTGCCCTACAACATGATCCGCACAACCCCGCAAGGGCTGAACTACTTCCCGACATTCAAGAAGGGCATACAAATCGTCGGGACGTGGGGTTTCTCAGACCAGACGGTAGCCCTATCTACCCTGTCGGCAGGGGTAAACGCCAGCGTGACGACCTGGCCCGTGACGAGTGGAACGAGCTTTGAGGTGGGGCATATCGCCCTGTGCGGGTCCGAGCAGGCGTTTGTAGATGTAGTATCTGGGAATAACCTGACCGTGCGGCGTGGTGTGAATGGCACGACGGCGGCTACTCACGATAGCGCAACGGCAGTGAGCGTCTACCAGTTCGGTGCCATCTCTGAGGCATGTATCCTGTATTCGCAGCGCCTTTTCATGCGTCAGAAGGCAGTGTTGGGCGTGACAGGCACGAGTATCACCGGGCAGATCAACATGAACATCCCGGTCGATAAGGACATCATCGCGCTGCTGGATGGCTACAGGAGGCCGGGCCTATGACCGCGCCAACGACCGTCCAGGCGGCTATCGACTTGTTCCA